CGTGGCATAGGGGGCGAGGTCGTTGCCGATGACGGCGTAGGTCGTCCCGCTCCAGCGGTACGTCTTGTTCTGGTACTCGCCTTCGCTCAGGATGACGTAGATCTTGTCGGACTCAGGCGTCAGGGCGGCGCCGCCGGAGGTCTTACTCAGCCAGTTGGCACCGAGGGCCGTGACGCCGGTGCGGATGTAGGCGTCGACGACGTCGTCCACATAGCTCGGGAGCTGGTTGGCCGGCACCTTGCCGCCGCTGTCCAGCTCGGCCACGCCGCCGGCTGCGCCCTTTTCCGTTGCGGGGATCGCGCCGACGTCAGCGGCAGCGGACGGGATCGTCGGCTTGTCGCTCAGATCCTTATAGCTGCCGGAGAAGGCCACGGTCTTGAGGTCGCTGAAGAACTTCAGCACCTTGCCGAGCAGGACGCTCAGTTTCTCGCCGGAGACGGGTGCATAACGCTTGGCTGCGGCCTTGAAGGCGACGGTCACGTTGGAGCCGTCGCCGTCCGTGTTCAGCTTGCTGGTGTCCTTGGGATGGACGTGGTCGCCGCGCGCGAACGCTGTCTCGGAGCCGACGGCAGCGGTGCCGTTCATCTTCGGCGTGGTCGTGGATGCGGCTGCGCCCTCGGGGACGTCCTTGGCCGTGATGAACTTGCTGTCGTTCTCGAGCTGCGAGAGCTTAGTCGGCACGGGGATCCATTTCTCACCTGTCCACAGGTACAGCGTCAGGTCGATGCTATTGAAATAGATCTGGCCGAGCTTCGGGTTGGACGGAGGTGCAGCGAGCGGCTGCATGATGGCGTTTTGGATCTCGTTCTGCGAGAGATCCAGATTTGTCAGGATTTTCACGGGTTTACCTCCTTAGTTGAAGTATGCAGTCCCGGAAAAGGCCGCGCAGAAGGTCAGGCGCACGGTGTTGTCGTCGAGGTAGTCGACCTCCCCGATGACCACAGTGCCGGCGCTGTCGACGACCGTGACGGCGGGCCGCTTTCCGAGGTTGTGGGCGACTGTCCACACCTTCGCTGCCTGCGCCTGCTTGTGGGTGTGGTGCCTGTCGTCCGTGATGCCGAGCTGCGCCGGCGTCATGTCGCCGATCAGCTCGTGCCCGTTGATCTTGGGCTTGTTGCGCAGGGCTTCGTAGTTTGAGGCGCTGCCGCCGCCCGTCTCCTTCATGGAGGCGGTCATGGAGGCAGGCGTCTCGGTCATCTTCGCCCCGAAGGTCTCCGCGCTGCCAGAGAACGAGGCATTGAAGTCGACGCTCACTTAGATGACGCCGTCCTTCAGGATCCGGCTGAGCGGGGCGGTCATAATGTTGCTCGCAAACGCGCGCCCGTCCTCCGTCCTGCCGCGGATCTGCACCTCCACCTGTTGATCCTCGTCTGGAGACAGAGAGCCGAGCAGCAGCGTGTCGGCTTGCGTCAGGCTGACGGTGACGACCTTGTCGGTCGCGTCGACGCCCTCGTCCCCGAGGTGCTTGGTGACTTCCACCTGCTTCGGCGGGGCATAGGTGGCGAGCTGCTGCGTGCGGAATGTTACCCACATGGTCACGAACTCGCTGACGTCGATGTCACAGTTGATGGTGATGGTTGGTGTGGTGCCTCTATACATGGGCGGCCTCCTTTCTGGCCTTTGGCCGGTAGTTTAGCACTCGAGGCGCTGGAGTCCGCTGTTCCAGATGCCGGCCGTCAGGGTGATGCCCGTCAGGTCTGCAAACGTGATCTGGAAGGGGTTGGTCGTGATCTCGCTGAAAACGGCGTCCCACAGTGTTGCGATCTTGCTGGTGTTCTGGCCGACCGCGTTGCTCAGGTCATTCACCGACGCCTCGGCGGCCTGTGCGATTGCGATGGCCTGCCGGGCGAGTGCCAGAGCCTCCTCTGCCGTAGCCTGCGCGCCGAGGGCGATGGCTTTGTAGGTCTCGTAGTCCTCTTTGGTGGCGTAGGCGTCGGCGGGGATGTAGGCGGTCACGTTGGTGGCCGTGCCGATCGCGGTGACGATGTCGATGGTTTTCTCGACGATGGTGGCGCCGCCGGAGGGCGGGATCCACTCGGCCAGATCGCCGCAGTTGCCGTAGCAGTACAACACCTCGCCGACCTCGGGATCGGGATCTTCGGCATAAAGGCCGAGCTCGCGGTAGTAGAAGCCCTCGGTCTCGTCGCCGTTGGTGAAGATGCCGCCGACGGCCACGGTGCCGTCACCGTTGATCTTCAGCTTCGTGATGTCGACGGTCGCCTTCGGGCTGACCACGCCGGTGAGGGTGCGGGGCGTCTGGCCCTCCTCGAGGTAGCCATCGCCGAGGACGATCTTGGTGTAGTTGATCTTCTGGCCGGCCACGCCCTTCGCCAGAACGATCAGGCCGGCGGTGGTGATGTCGTTGTTGATAAATGCAGCCATGTCTATCTCCTTTCCTTAGTCTGAGATGACCGCCGCGTCGGTGCCGATGCTGACGGTCTCGCGGTTGTTGTCGTGGACGACGGCCGCGTGGTAGATGTGGATCTCGTCGCTGCCCATGACGTGCACCTCTTGGGTGTGATCCCTGACGGCCATGCCGGAATAAAGGAACATTTCGCCGGTCAGGCAGATCAGGATCGCGTCGAGCCATGAGCTGCGGCGCTTGACCGTCCGCAGCAGTTTCAGGAACAGGTCGAGGTTGCTGTTGACGAGGCTCGGGTTGTCACTCAGCACCTTGAAGTGATGCGGCTGCCCGCCGTACTGATACCACTCCCTGACCTCGCCGGTGCCGAAGTAGTCGGCCACGATCTGCTCCACGGCGTAGGGGGTGCCGAGCTTTGAGTAGACGCGGTCGCTGTTGCGGATGACGGCCCGCTTGGCTGCGATGGGCGCGGTGCTGTCATACCACTGGATGTTCAGCTCCCACGCCATTTCGTCGAGCTCTGCGTCGCTGAGCTGGTCGATCTTGTTCCACCTGCTCAGGAGCTTCAGGCGTGCATAGGCGTCGCGGCTGATAATGTCGCAGCCGGTGGCAAGGCCCTTGTCGCCGCCGTCCTCCTGCATCCACGCAGGCAGCAGTTTGACCATCTCGGTCTCATTGAGCCGCATTTACACCACCTCGCTCTCGACCTTGTGGCTGACAGTCAGGTGGCCGCTGAACTTGGCGACTTGCGTGTCGTCGAGGGCCTTGTAGGTCGGCTTGACGACGTCCACGCGGAAGGCGCCTGTCAGGTTCTCGCCCCACGAAGGCGAGAGGATCCGCTTGCGGAGCTGGTCGGGGTTGATGTCTCGGCCGAGAGCTGCGACTTGCCACTCATTGTAGCGGTCGATCGCGCCGCCGGTGCCTTCGACGTTGGCGATCACCTCGGCCTCACTCTCCGGCGTGGTGTAGTACACGATCTCGATGTCGTAGGTCTCGACCTCCGGGGGCACGGCGCTCACCTTGTCAGTGAGCGGCCGGATGTCCTTGGCGTTGACCACGTCCAGCACCTTCGCCAGCATGGCAGCGTCGGGGATCCCGCCGCCTTCCAGCAGGGGCACGATCTTGACGCAGCCCTCCAGCGTGCGGGTGATGATGATGTCGATGCTCTCGGCGGCCGAGAGGCTGCCCTTGAGCGTGATGGTCAGCAGGCCGTCAGTGTAGTCGACGGTGTAGTCCGTGTCCTTGACCGCCGCCGTGCTCTGCCCGTGGGCTTTCACGACGAGGGTGTCGGTCAAGAGCGCGCCGCCGCCCTTGAAGGCTTTGCCGTCGTAGACCGTGAGGGTCTCGCTGACGGTTTCCTTCTCGCTGACGGCCTTCGCGTCCACGATGGAGCTGTCGGCCGTCATTACCCAGTAGATGTAAGCCTGTTCGGGGCCCGCGGTGGATCTCTTGGCGGGAGCCAGACGGATCCGCTCGCGGAGGCGGTTGTCGCCCTCGATGGTGTAGGGCTCGCCGTCATCGCCTCCGGCCGTTTCGGTCAGATTGGTGACGGACTCGATGTAGGGGATCAGGTCGACGAGAGTGGTGATCGTGCCGGCTGCGTAGCCGTTGAACTTCGTGCCGTTGCTCACGGCCGAGGTCGGCACCTCCACAGAGTAGGCGCCAGCTTGCAGCACAGCGATCTCGTCGGTTGCAAAATAGTTTTCGCTGTCCGGCGTCACCTTCGTCCACTTCGGAATGATGATGTTTTTCTCCTGCGGCGTGGAGACGGAGAAGCGCATGGTCGTCTTGGCCGGTGTGCCTTCCAGTCGTTTCACGTCCTGTCGCTCGCCGATGGCGTCCAGCACCTCGCCCCTCGCATAGCGGAGGAGCGTCTGCCGGCCGACGTCGTTGAGGCTGTTGTAGAGGGCAACGAACACGGGCACGAGAGCCTCGCCGAAGATCCGGCGCTCGTCGCCCGGGTAGAGCGGCTCGCCGGCGCCCTTTTCGAGCTCGGTGATGATGGTCTTGTATAGGGTGCTCGCGTCTGTCGTGGTGAGTTTGATGTCCTCGCCGTAGGTGTTTGTCGCGTCGCTCACGCTGTTCACCTCCTTCATGTGATGTTCTCGATGCTGGCCCTCAGCTCGAAGTCGCCGGTCTGAGCGGTCAGAGCCTTCAGGTCGGAGTCACTGAGCTGCACGCGGGGCTCGTAGGTTTCCACGAGGAACTCCACGTCAGCGGCCAGATCGGTCGCAGCGGTTTCGCTCGGCTTGTCGATCAGCGTGCGGTCGATCCCCTTGATGCGCTCGTAGGGCACCTCCCCGCGGATGGTCTTGAGGAGGTTCTGCACGCAGATCTCGGGCGCTCCGTTGCCGGATGCTTTCATTGGGATCACCTCGCTTTACTTGAGCTGCGCATTGGTTGGTTTCTTGGATGCTTTGGCGCTGCTGGAGGCTCCGACGCTCACGGCCGAGGAGCTGATGCCGAGCTCCTTGTAGGTAGCGATGCCCGCCGCCGACTTGGAGCTGCTGCCGCTCTTGCCGCTGCTGCTGGATTTTCCAGAACTGGCCTTTTTGCTGCTGGCCTCCTCGGCGTACTCGGTCAGTTTGATCGTGATCTTGCCGGTCAGGATCCTGCCGAGGTTGTCCAGCTTGGTGTCTGATAGGCTCACAGCCGTGAGCTGAAGGTTGGCCGGGCCGAAGCGCCGGCCGGCCAGATAGAAGGGGGCATACTGCCCGACCAGCGCCGTCCACGACTCGTACTCGCTGCGCACGTCGCAGCCGACCGCGGCGGCCAGATCGAAGTCGAAGCTCATGCTTTGCAGCTTGAGCGCCTTGGTCTTAGTCGCCGGGGATCCGGCTTTGTCGTCGCTGTTTTCCGTGTCGAGCTCGACGCTGTGAGAGACGCCATTCAGGGCGGCGATCCTCTGGCTGGAGACGCCCCACGTCTTGCCGTTCCATGATGCCATGACGGCCATGTCTATCCCTCCTTACTGCGGGCCAGAAGTGCTGCCTCCCATGCTGTCGGTGTGGGTGTGGCCGGTCAGGCTGATGCCCGTGGCGGTCACGTCTGCCGACGGGACGCTGATGCCCTTGTCCTGCATCGTGAGCGCGCCCTTCTTGACGGTGATGTCGCCCGGGACGATACCGTCCCACTCTCCATCCATGCGGGAGAGGATGATGCCAGTGCCGTCCTCGAACATGGCGTAGGCGACTTCTGTGCCGGGGGTCAGGTTTCCCATTTCCCCGCGCAGATACCACGGGATCGTCAGCGGTCGCGTGACCATGCTGTCGGCTGTGCTCGGGAGCACTCTGGCCGTGGTTTTGTCGCCGTTCCTGTCGGCCTTTCCCTCCACGCTGGAGATCTTGCCCTTCTGGATCGTTTGGTTGTTGCTGTTCATCAATATCCCTCCAGTGGCTTGCGGAGGTATAGCTTGCTCCGCGTCTTGACGTAGTCGTGCCGGATCCGGCTAATGAAGGCTGTGCCGTCCCACGACTTAACGCCCTCGGTCGCCAGCGTGACCACAGATCCCGCCGCATAGTCTCGCAGCAGCGAGCCCGTCCAGAGGGTGCCGACGGTCGCGTTTTTGTTGGCGTCCCGGAGGAGGCCCTTGGCGAAGCGGTCGGCCTCGCTCTGGTCGGTCATGCGGAATGGCAGGATCCGGCGCAGTACCTTGTCGCCGCCGTTCGGGGCTGCGAAGGTGCCGGTCAGGCCGCCGTTGACGGCTTCGGCCGAGCCGTAGGCGTTGGTGCCCTCGTCGCGGTACTCGAAGTCATTGGCCGGGGTGATGGTGATGGTGTCGACTGGCTGCTGGCTTTCCATGTACGCCTCGTCGTAGACGACCAGCTTGCCGTCATACACCAGAAACGCCGCGCCCTCGAGGGTGCAGCGGTTTTGAAAAAATGCGAAGTCTGCGAGGTTGTTCTGCTCGACGTAGTCGTAGGTCTGGTCGGTGATCCCGTAGGTCTCGAGCGTCAGGCTGTGGCGGCCGGCGATCTCCTGAGCCAGTTGCAGGAACTTGACCTTTTCCCACGATTTGCTCCGCTTATCCTTCGCAGACTGCGGGATGGAATAGGCCCGCAGGGTGATGATGCCGGACTCGGGGACGACGCTCTCGACGAACATTTTGCCCGTCTTGGCAGCGCCGTCCTCGATTGCGATGGTGTCGCCCTTCTTGGGGTTCCACGAGTCCCACAGCTCGCGGGTGTCGTTGAGCTTGAGCAGCAGCTCGTCGCTCTGCTTTTCGGCGTACATATCGTGATAGCAGCGGTGGACGCTGATGTCCGGGTAGATGTCGACGCCTTCGTATAGGATCTTCACGGCGTCACCTCCTCCACGGCGGCAGGGTCTCCGGCGTCTCCACGGTCTCGACGATCGGGATCCGCACAGCCTCGCCGCCCTCGAAGATCAGCACGTCGCTGAGGTCGGGGTTGGCCTCGATGATGGTGCTCGCCATGCGCTCCTCGTTATAGGCGACGAGCGCGATGCTGTCGAAGGTGTCGCCGCCCTGCGCCACATAATCAATAAAGCCGACTGTCTGCTGTGACATAGGCGCCGCCCTCCCTTCTGCTGAGTGCCTCGAGAATGAAGTCGATGAACTCCGGCTCGAGGTCGCGGAGCTTTCGGATCAGTGCGTCCTCGTCAGTGTCGCCCTCGACCTTGATCTGCGGAGAGAAGGACAGGCCACTCAGGTCGTAGACCACAGCAGTGCCGGAGCCGCCGCTGAGCAGCTCGTAGTCGCTTTCGCCGTCAGATGCCCCGAGCATCCGGCCCGCCTCTGCCCAGTAGGACAGGTTTTGCGAACGGTATGCAGGGTTGAAACTGATGACCGCCTCGGTCGGGTAGCGTGGATCCTCGCCGGCGATGGACGGCCCTCTTGTGAAGCCGCCGGTCGCATAGCCAGAGACAGACGCGCTGCCGCCTCCACCTCCGAACAGGCCGGCGATCTTGGAGATGACGCCGGAGCCGAAGCTGACGATCTTCGATACCCAGCCGACAATCGTGCCGAGCACGCTGGCGATGGGTTCCAGAATAGACAGCAGCGGAGTCAGCAGTGGGGTGATGGCGCCGATCAGGCTCAGGATCGGGGGGAGTAGTGCCTGAACGAGCTGCATCAGGGGATCAAGCAGCGGCATGATGACGCTGTTGACGATTTGCAGAGCCACTTCCAGCAGCGGGGTGATGACCGGCAGCAGGCTCGAGATGATGCTCACCAGCACAGGCAGCACGGCGCTGACGATCTGCGTGATGATAGGGAGCACGGTGGCAAGCAGGCTGGCAATAGGCGGCAGGATCGCGGAGACGATCTGCATGAGTGGCGGGAGGAGCGTCTGCACGAGGTTGAGAAGCGGCGGGAGCAGAGTGCTCATTAGCTGCGTCAGAACTGGCAGAAGGTCGGCCGTGAGCTGAGAGATCAGGGGCAGAACGTCCTCGAGGGCGTCGGCCGCGCCGGTCAGGAACTCGTCGACAAACGGGGCCGCAGCATCGACCGCCTTGGAGATGGCCGGAGTGATCTGCTCCATCAGTTTTTGCAGGGTCGGCATGAACTTGTTGAGCCCGTCGAACACAGTGTTCGCCATAGGCTTGAGGGCCACTTCGAGCCCCTGCTTCATAACCTGAAGCCGCTCGGCGAAGTCGTAGGTGTCATCAGCTGCGCCGGCGATTGTCTCGCCGTTTTCTTGCAGCTCAGCCGTCAGGTCTGCGACGGCCAGAGAGCCGTCTCGGATTGCTGCGGCCATCGTGGAGCCTGCCCTTGTGCCGAAGATCTCCGACGCGATGCTGGCGGCCTCTGCGGCCGTCCCGGCGTTTTTGATCTTTTCGTAGTACAAGGCGAGCCCGTCGCTGGCGCTGATGCCCTCCTTGGCGAGTGTGGCGACGCTCTTTTTCATAGCGCCGAGCACTTCGTCGGTGTTTACGCCGGCCTTGTCGAGCTGGCCCATCAGGGCACTCGCCGTCTCGAAGGAGTAGCCCATCTCCTGAAGCTGCGGGCCGAACTTCTGCATATCTGCCATCAGATCCGTGAAGCCCATGCCCGTGCTCTGGCTGACCTTAAAGATGTAGTCCATAGCGCCGCCCATGTCGTCGGCGTCGATGTTCCACTGCTGGAAGGCTTGGCTCGACTCCTCGATCACGCTGCCGAGGTCGTCCCCGAGCATATCGCTCACTTGGATGGCCTGCTTGGAGATCTCCTGAAGTTGCGGGCCGGTGAGGCCGAGGCGGGTGTTGTAGTCTGCGATCGCCTTGCTGGCGTCCTCCATTGTGGTCGGGACGCTCTTGTAGACGGCGTCGAAGTCATCCAGAAGCCCATCCAGCGCGTCGCCGGTGGCGCCGGTTCCGATGCGGATAGCATCAGCAGCGTCATCGAAGGACGCGCCGAGATCCTTCATGTACTTTCCGGCCTCGACGACTGCCTTGCCTGTCGCCACAGCGATGCCGCCCACGGCTGCACCAACGGCCAGCGCCTTCACGTTCAGGCCGCTGATTTTCTTCTGAGCCTGTTCGATGGCTTTGCCGAGTGATGGGTCGATGCTGCCGGCCAGATTGACGACCGCCTGCATCGTTTTTTCGTTTGCCATGTGCGTCACCTCCTTCTGATGTGGGGTTTCTTAAAGCTGGCCGCACGAGTCGGCCGGCTCGCTTGGAACCGCTTGGCCTCCTCGACGGCCTCCCCGTATTCGGTCAGGAAGTCGGTCAGCCTTCGCTCTCCGAGGTCTCGCGTCGACGTGTGGAAGGCTCGGGCGTAGTCTCGGATTGCGCGTCGGAGCTGTCGGGGGTGTAGGGTTCCTCCGACTTCCCGGAAATAAAATCCCGGCCGATCCTCATAATCTTCATAACGTCGTAGCCGCGGACGCGCTCGAGGTCGGAGATGTCGATCTCGGGGTTGATGGCGATGATGGCAGCGAAGCCGAGGTAGAGGTGCAGGCCGTAGTCCAGCTCGGCCGCGCCGGCCGCGTTGCCGTTCTTGGAGCCGCTGGCGCTCAGCTTTCTGGCGTCAGCTTCAGCAAACGCCTGTGCGGTGATCTCGCTGATGTCATAGGTCAGCTCGTCGTAGCTCTTGCCGTTGATCTGCACGGGGTTGTCGAGCTTGATGGTGTTCTTCATTGGGTGCGTCTCCTTTCGATAAATAGAGGGCGCCGCATAGGCGCGGCGCCCTTCGGGTTACAGCAGGCTGCGGATGTCCTTGGCGTAGTCGACGCCGCCGACGCGCAGGATCGTGTTGAGCTGGTCGATCAGCCAGTATTCAGCGCCGCCGACGTAGAGCTGGTAGCGGCTCACGGCAAACGTGGCCTCGTTCTCGCTGGTGTTGCCGGGATCCACAGAGAGGCCCGGGATGCCCTTGGAGACGCAGCGGAGGAACGCCTTGCAGCCTTCGGTCTTGGTGGAGCCGTCGGCCTGCTTCACGTCCTGAGCCCAGCGGATCTCGATGGTCTTGCTCTCGAGCTTCATCATGTTCCGCAGGCCGAGGTCGATGCCGATCTTGGTGATGGACGCCTCCATAGCCTCGATCTGGCCGAGGATGGGGGCGGTGTAGGTTCCCATAGCCTTGAAGTCAGCGGTCACGGGAGTGACGGCCGGCAGCGAGATGGTCACGTCTTTGGCGACGAGGGTGCCGCCGATGTAGACGGTGTCGGCGAGGATAGGGCCCTTCAGGTCGAGCCACAGGTTTGCCATTACTCGTCACCTCCTTCGTAGTAGACAGAGAAGCCCGCGTCGGTGTATGCGACGTAGACGCTCGCAGACTTGAGGGGCGGGGTCGGGGTGACGGCGATGTCCCAGCGGAAGTCGCCATTCATCACGTCAGTGGTGCTGTTCTCGCTCTCGAGGAACAGGATCACAGGGGATCCGAGCAGCGCGCCCATGCTGACATAGCCGTCGAGCTTCTCCTGCTCGCGGTTGATGATGCGATCCTTCAGCGCGCGGGTCATGGGCTCGTCGATCTCCGGGCTCCACTCGCGCTGGAAGTCGTTGGTGATGTGCATGAGCATCCGCATGGAGACGTCGAAGATCGCGCGGGGATCCACGTCTGCGCCGTAGGTGTAGGCAGCCGTATGGTCGCCCCACAGTACCCATTCGCCGCCCCATGCCACGGCGGTGCTGATGCCGTTCTGCGTCAGCTCCTTGCCGGTCTGCTGGTCGAAGCCGCGGTTGTTGGCGTTGGCGCCGAAATACTGCTTGATGATGGGGATAGCCTTGTTGCCGCAGGTCTCCATCGGGACGCTGTTGTGGCTGAAGTCGGCGCGCATGAGCTCGACCACGGCCATCGTGCTCAGGTGGTACACGTTGCCGAGATTGTCCACGCCCTGCGGCCAGTAGACCTTGGAGCGCTCGCCGGTGAAGGCGTTGGCCTTCTTCCATGCGATTGCCTTGGTGATCGTGTCGACCGCCTGCGCGGTGCTGTCCACGAGGGGCAGGTCAGCCACGACGAAGGCGTCCCAGTGGCCGTTGATCTTCTGGCTGGCCGTCAGCATAGCATTATAGACGGCAGGACTGTGGCTCCAGCCGGGGGCCGCGATCAGATTGCAGACCGCGAACTGCTCGGGATAGAGCAGCGTGATCGCGCTCAGGCCGCTGTATTCGCCGGAGGAGGTGACGCCGCCGATGATGTCGCTGTCCTCGACGCTGTCGTCCACCTCGTAGAAGGTGGCCGTCAGGTTGCCGGTGAGCTGCGCGTCGTCCTTCAGGCTGGTGATGATGACCGTGCCCTTGGTAAAGTTGTAGTCCACGGCGTAGTCAGAGCCCTCGACGTAGTTGCCGCTGGTCGCCTTTGCGATGGTCAGCGTGTCGAGGATGATCGTGCTGCTGGCGAACTCGGCACGGCCGCCGGTGAAGGCGAGGGTCTTGGTGGTGGCCTCCTCCTTGCGGTGCTTTCCCTCAGAGGGGTCGAGCACGTTGATGACGTAGATCGGGCCGATGTTCCCGAGGGTGTTGTTGAAATGTGCGTACATAACCTCGCACAGGGTAAAGGTGCCCCAGTCGGCCGCGTAGCCGAGCTTCTTCTGCGCGTCGACCAGACTGGTGATCTTGATCGGCGCGTTGATGACGCCGGCTTTGCCGAAGCCGCGCACGAGGTTGACGGGTGCCGTGCCGATATAGACCGGCGTGGTGCCCGCCTGCACGGCGCTCTGTGCCACAGTTTCGCCGATGTGGCCGTAGGCGCCGTAGAGGTATTCGTTTGCCATCTGCTTATCCTCCTTTGCATGAAATTAGGGCAGCCACAGGGCCGCCCTTAAAGCAGGTGTTGGTAGCTTTCCGGGTTGCGGGTCAGCGCCTCCTCGACGGAGAACTCAGCCCACGCAAACCAGTACGGGTAAAAGTCGGGGACGGCGTCTTGCTCGGCGACGGGGCCGAAGGAGATGCCTTCCTCTTTGATGACGCGGAGGTCGCCGAGGTACTCGGCGTTTTCGATCCGTCGGAGGGCTGTGTCCACAAAATTCCATGCGTCACGCCAGCCCTCTCCGTTCTTCACGAAGTAGGCCGCCGCGGCCTCGTTGTATTGCTGGACGTAGGAGCCGCTGCCGTCGCCTTTCGGCTTGTAAATGTCGGGCCCGTGATAGCCGGGATCCCACGCCGAAAAGAGGAGCCGGATCTTGACGCTGCGGGCACTTCGGATCAGGCGGTCGTCGCCCTGAACGAGCTGCACGCAGACCGACGGGATCGGTGCGGCGATGTTCGGCGGCGTCCTGTCCTTTGAGGGAACGAAAAGCGAGAAGGCGGCCGGGTTGACCAGCTTGTAGGGGTAGGAGGCGTCTGTGGCCTTATCGTCCGGGAGCTTCAGCTTGACCAGAGGGCAGACCTCAGCGGTCAGCCAGTCCCGGACGGTTTCGATGCTGTTGACGATGGACATGGCGGCACCTCCTACATGGTGACGGTCTGGCCGAGGGCCACGGTGGCGATCCCCATGTCCTCGCTCCAGTCGTTGACGATGTACTCGCGGCCGTCGACGTTGAGCCCTTCGCCCGCCGGGCGCCGAGCAGGCAGATCCTCGACCGCCGCGTAAAGCAGCAGAGAGGACTCCGCGACGCTCAGCTCTTGCCCCCCTTGGCGTTCCTTCAGGGCGTTGTCGTCCAGCACGGCGGCGATGGCTTTGCCTTCGACGGTGTGCTTCTCACCGAACTCGTCGAGATTGAGAAACGTGCGCCGACGGTCAGCCTCGACCATCGCCTTGAAGCTGAAGGCCATCAGACGGGATCGGCGGCGCCGATCTGAGGGGGCTCCTCGTCGTCGGCACCGTCATCAGGCTGCTCGGCCTTGGTGGCCTCGATGGCAGCGATGACGTCGGCCTTCTTGCGCATAGCAGAGGCGTCCACGCCATAGCGCGTGGCCACTTCCTTCAGCTCGTCGAGCTTCATGTCCTCGTTGTACTCAGGGGCCTCGTCGGCCGCGGTGTTGGTGCTGGCAGGCTCGTCGGCGTCGTCGCCGGGAGCGGGTGCGGGCTGCTCGGCAGTCTCGCCCAGCTCGCCGATGTACTTGGCGACGCCTTCCTTCACCAGACGGGCCTCCAGCTCGTCGTCGAACTTCTGAGGGCCGTCTGCTTCAGTGATGGGGATCACCTTGCGGCCGTTATAGTAGCCGAAGGTGCCCTTGATAATCTGGATCATGCTCTGCTCCTTTCTGCTGCGTTCAGTCCGTCAGGACGTCCGCAACGATGAACGGGTTCTTGTTGTTGGGGATCATCAGCGGGCGGCTGGAGATGGTCAGCGTGCGGCTGTTGCCTTCGGCGCTGCTCACATACTTCGGCACGCGGCGGCCGGCGTAGGTGTGGAACTCGCCGTCGCTCTGCTCGACCTGAGAGACGGCGCCGTAGGCGGTGCGGCCAGCGCCGGGAGCGGTGAGGACGCACTTGCCGGACGGGATGTAGAGCTTGTCGTTGCCCTCGTCGTCGGTGTAGGTCAGGTCGTAGGAGATGACGCTGATGATGCGGCCGAGGACGTTCAGGCGGGCCACGATGGCGGCGCCGTCAGGCAGCAGCTCAGGCTCCACGTTGCCGATCTCGATGCGGCGGTTGTCGAGGAGTTTCTGCACGGCTGCGTCGTTGATGATGGTGTCAGCCACGTCCGGGGAGCAGACCAGATCAGAAGCGCGGAGGCCGCGCTTGGTCAGCATACGGATCATGGCCTCCAGATCCTTCAGGATCTTGCCGCCGGTGGCGTCCCACTTGGCCGTCGGGGTGTAGGTCGCGGGGTTGCTGGCCTCGGAGTAGAAACGGATCTCCATCTCGTCGGCCTTGTCGACGTCGTCGGCGATGTGCTTCATCACGCAGCCGTTGGTCAGCATGGTCTCGGCGGCCATCGCTTCTTCGCGGTTGGTGATGAGCTCGCCCAGCTCGTCAGCGTCGCGCAGGATGAGGGTCTGCTGGCGCTGCTCAGGGGTGAGCTGAGAGTAGAGAGCCTCGCCGAAGCCGCGCTTGCGCAGCTCGTCGAGGGTCAGGACGCGACGGGGAGCCACGAAGGGCGGGGTGTAGCGTTCCATATTGTAGCCGGCGCGCAGGACGGTGACGCCGCCCTTGCGAGGGGCCACGAAGGGCGCCAGTTTCTTGCTGCCGTCACGGAACTCGACGAGCACGTCGTCGGTGGCGAAGATGTCGCTCGCGTCGTTGGTGGGGAAGTAGCGGTCACGCAGGAAGGTCGCAGCAGGGGTGAGCTGCTGCACGGCCATGAGCAGCGTGTGGGTGTCGTAGAAGTTAAAAGGCATTTTGTTGTCCTCCTTCTCTTAGTATTCGATGGCGTCGGAGAGCAGGATGCCGGCCTTGCGCAGCTCCTCCTCGTCGGTCGCCTTCAGGGTGTAGCCGCTTGCGACGGCCAGCTTGTTGCGGGCGAAGTGGCCGGTGCGGTAGGCCAGCACGGTCACGTCCGCGGTGGTGCCGACTTCCGCGTCCTCGGCGAGGATGCAGTTGGCGGTCAGGGTTTCGTTGGTGGTCGCGGTGGAGCCGAGGATCACCAGCTTGCCGTCGCCGGCGGGGCCAGCAGACAGGGCCAGCACCGGGCCGCGCTCC